GCACATCGGTTATTGCGTCTGCAATTCTTTTGGTTGTGATTTTACCAGCCAAGTCACCATACTTTGCTTGATCAGGAATTTTAACCGCATCGCCGTAATCATCAAGAAAGGCTGCTTTCTGAGCATCGGGGATCTCATCAATTCTATCATAAAGAAATCTTTGTGTGCTTCCTGTCTGAGCCAATCGATTGTTAATCATCGAAACATTTCTTAAATAATCAAGTTCAGCTGTTTGTTTAGCTAGGTTCTCTAATGTTGCCCTGGTCTTCATCATTGTTTCCTGTACCCTTTCAGCCGCTGTCCCAGTTTTGCCAGTCACCTCTCCAAGAAATTCTCTAATTTTTGGTAAGCTGTCTAATTGTTTTCCTTTAAGCAAACCAACTTTTACACCACCCAATGCCATTTCTGGAACCATGTATGAACTGTCAAAGTTTTTCTTTTCTAACAATCTTTTTAAAATATCATCAGCTTCTTTTGCATTTTGAGCAATTGAAACTCCGTTGTTTTTCTTTAACAATTCTTCTCTGGCGTTTTTCCATTGAGGACTATTTATGTTAGCTACATGGTCAACATTTTTAATAAATGCACGATAAGCTGTGTATCCATATTTACCTAAATTGGCATCGACGGCTTGGGCATAACCTTTGGGCAAGTATTTTAAGTTGTCTTCCTGAATTAACAATCGACTCAGATCATCGATTTGATTACGAGTCAGGTTTGCTGTGTCAAAAAAAGAAAAATTTTGATCTTTAAGAAACTGATTGTCTACCTGTTTTAGTGTGTTTAATGCGTTTTTCTGTGCTTTTCTTGATTCTCCATACAGTGCTGTACGAATATTGTCTGCTAAAGAAGTAAGATCATCGCCTGACATCTTGTTGTTTTTGTCCAGGTACTTAAACCCACCCCAAATGTTATCAAGACTTGATTCCAACACAGTCATTTGTTGGTTCATAGCTGCTGTCTTTGCAGCTTTAACATTGGCAACATCTTCTGTCGGTAATGCACCACGGCTTCTAAATTTAGAGATAATGTCGTATTGATCGTATTCTTTACCCAATACTTTAAATTTTTTATTTTCAAACTGCTTTTTATCCATCATGTTTCTGATGTAATCTTTTTTATTTTTAACCCAGTCGGCAGCGCTGACTGCTGCTTTGGTTTGCGACAGCTCAGAAGCAACCCCACTTCCAGCAGCTTTTAATCCTCTCCACAAGTAAGGCAGGCCTAATAATAATGTTGCACCTTCAGCACCTACTCGAAGTCTTTTTCCAATGCGATCAGCGGCTGTAATCTTTTCATCCAATCCTTTTACTTCTTCTTCTGGGTTCGTGGGTGCAAAAAACTCAGGATCCAACGCATCGAACAAGCCAAGTTCAGGCGTGTCTGAAGTAGCTGCAATAAAGTCAGCCGTTGCAATTGGTGCTACCGTGTGTTTAAAGAGTTTGGGTTTTTGAACATACTTACCGCTTTGGTCAAACAATTTACCTGGCTTTGGCTTTAATAAATTTTTTCTTGCCATCTTGGTTGCAATACTGGCAGGAGCACCAAATTGAAACAGAGCAGAAGAAACATTTCCCGCTGCACTGATTGGTTTTTCAACTTTGTGTTTTTGAAAAAAATCGTTTACATCCGACGTGTAGTCAGTGCCTGCTGCCAAATCAAAAAGAGTAGTGGTGAGTTCAACAGGTCCTTGAATTAAACCTGTTTGTAAACCATATATGGGTCCTTTAACAAAGGTTTCGCCCAATGCTGAATAATCACCAGAGCGTTTTTTAAGCTCTCGTCTTGCAATTTTTTTTGCTAACTTTGGATCGTCGGTATCTTTGACATTAACAATCTGCCCGTCTATGTTAACTCTGACAGCCATTGTTAAGAATCTTTGGCACTGACATCAATTTCTTCGCTTAATTTTTTAGAAAAAGATTTTAGTTCTTCGTAACCCATCGACATCAAAGCGTTCATCATTTCTAATCGAAGTTGAGCGCCCGATTTCTTACCGCTTAATACATCAGGGTGATTTTTAAAATCAACGCCATATCGTGCATAACCATCTTCCAAAACTTTCTGAGCCAATGCTTCTTTGGATTCTCCTCTAGAAGCCAATTCATCTTGTTGTCCCAATTGTAAGTATTCTTCCAAACTCATGCCCGAAGCTTTAGCCGTTTGTTCAAGTGCAGCTAAATCAGCGGCTTCTTTTGCTGGCAGATCCATTCTTTCTTCGCCAAATATTCTACCTAGATCACCAAAAGTAACATCTCCATAACCTTCTTCACGACCCATTGCAGTGATCCGATTACCGGTTCTAATGATGTCTGCCATCAATTCTTCTTTTTCTGCTTTGGTTTTTGCTTCTTCTATTTCTTTTTGTCTAAGTTTTAAATACTCTTCAAATTGTTCAGGATCAGCCGTTACAACTTCTCCGTCATCATCGCCAAAAAAGTAATTATAAGCAAAAGGCGCACCAGCAACAGTAACTGCGCCTACACCTAGTCTTCCTTTATTTCGTTTTATAAGATCACCCAATCTTTGAGCAACGGTTCTTTTTGCAGCTTCAGTACCTGCGCCAGCTCCTGCACCAGCAGCTCCACTTCCAAATATGTCTCCAAAAGTTGCTTTTCTTGGACCACCCGCACCAGTCCCTGGACCAGTTAGTGCAGGCGTTCTTCCTCCAGGGCCACTAATAGGTGTTGGTTTACCACCAGCTTTTCTTTGTGCTGCTTTTCTTCGATTGGCTTTCTCAGCAGCATCTCTAAGTCTTCTGTTTAACAATGATGTCCATGATTGCAGTGCTGTTTTTCCTTGTTGGCCAGCTTTTACTATGTTTCCTTTTCTTGCTTTGCCCGCAGCCAGTGCTGATAAGAGCAACGCTTCTAGGCCTGTGCCTGACATGCCTGCTTTTTGAATGCCCTCTTCTGTTATGTCACTTATTGGATCTAAATCTATGGCTCCTACGGTGCTGATGTAATCCATTGCTGCTTTTCTTTCAAAAAAATTGTCTGACTCCATTCCTTTTTTAACCCAATCTGGAAGATCGTCCATCATTTCTTGTGCGGCATCACCGCCGTCTTGCATATTGACTGGAACAATCCCACTGACAATACCGCCAGCATTGTAGTCTTTAGGTTTTTCAATGTATCCGCCGTCTTTCTTTCCGCCGCCTCCGAAAAGACTAAAAAGATTTCCAATGCCAGTGGCTAAATCTATAGCGCTTCCTATGGCAGTAGGTTCATGATAAGGTTTTGGAGGTTGAGCTGGAACAGTGGTTCCATATCCGCCAATCAACTCACCTGGTCTCATGCCTTGCAAGATTCCCATGCCTTTCATAATTCTTTCCCAAGGCTCTTGTGCTTTTCTCATGGCTGCGTCTTGGATTCGGCTTAGACCTGTTTCGTAAATGTCTCTTCCTCCTCGTCCAAATTGATCCATCATTTGCAAATAATTCATCATTTCTTGTTGTCGTTGACCGCCTAATCCTAGAACTTGTCCTGCGATACCGCCCAAGCCTCCAGCAGCACCACTTATGGCAGCCATACGCCTAGCGTTTTCAGCCATTGCTGCATCTCTAGCGCTTTGGAATCCTTGACTTCTGATGCCAGCAAGTGCTTGCATGATGCCTCGATCCGACTCTCTTTGTCTTTCTTTTGCTAACAATCTGCTTCTAGAACCGCCAAAAGCACCGCTACTTACATCTTGTGCACGGCCTGCAATGTCTTGTTGAGCAGATGTTTTTCTCATTCTGCTTAATGTGTCATCTATAACTTGGCTTTCAAATGGATCGTAATATGGAGAAATCATTCTTGACGGATCAAACCCACCCGTTGAAGCCCGATACCCTCCAGCAGCTTCATCCATTAGTTGAGCAGAAGTTTTATAAGCAGGCGTATAGGGACCGGCTCCCATAAGCCCTTGTCTAGCCATCATCATTAATGGAGTCATTCCTGCCGTTTGTTGCAATGGAATGTCTTGAGGCTGATTAATTAAGCCGCCTACACCACCTGGTGTGCCGAATACACCTGCGCCTAATCTCCTTGTGTAGTCTTCATAGTAAGGTTGGTAAAACTTATAACCCGCTTGTGGTGCGGTAATCGGTTGTTGAACGTTAAATCTTTGTTCGTATATTGACATTATCCCTTCCTCAATTGTTTAGCCATTTGTTGTCCCATGGCTTGCTGTAAATACATTTGTCTAGCGCCCGCTAATCGTTGTTGTTCTGGATCCATTGCAACCTCTTGTGGCATGCCTTGATCGAGCAATGCCATTGCACCGATGCCTCGGTTCGCTTCAGCATTGGTCACAAACTCACCATCGGATAACATGGCTGGTATGTCATCACTGGTTTCAGTGCCTGGACCTTCGGTTAATCCGTTGCGCCTTATAAACTTTCCTTCAGCCACATATTGAACCCCAGGGATTCTTTGTGATGTTAGGTTTTGAATCATTGCTTCTGGTGGTGGTCCTGCTGTAAACGAGAACGGTCCGCCTTGTTGTGCGTTGTATTGTTTGGTGACTTCAGAAGCAAATGGATAATAAATCGGTGCATTTGTATTTGGCAAATATACTGGTTGTCCCATTCCGCTTCCAGGCATAGCGCCGTAGTTTGCAGTAGCTCCTAATCCATATGGATCAACTTGACCAGAAGTGAATGCTCCAAGTCCTCCTTGTTGACCTCTTGATCCGCCACCACTTAATCCTCCTGCTAGAAGACTAATTAAACTTAATACTCCGCTAAATCCTAATTTGTCATAAGCCTTGGATAGCATGTCTTTAATGCCACCGCCCTCACCCTCAACACCTTCACCTTCACCTTCAACGCCTTCACCTTCAACGCCTTCACCTAACACATCACCAGTAGATATGCCAAATACTTCATCAGTATTTCCTGCATTTAATATATCATCAGGATCAATGTCAGATATTCCTCCACCTGGAACATTTATTATGTCTGGGTTTAAGGCTATGTCTTGCAAATTTGTCATAACATTTTCAATAGACTCTTTATCTGTCGGAACATTAGGGCTTGTGTATCCGTATTCATCAAGTATTCGCATTAAAGAGTCTGCTTCTACAGTAGGATCATCTGGTAAAGTTGTTGAAGGAACTGGAAATTCATCGGGCGTATCTATGAATGTATCTACTGCTGAATCTAAATCTAAAAGATCAATAACTTCTTCTCTAGTTCCTACATAGTTTTCAATGTCTTCAGGGTTGCTGTGTTTGGCAATGATTTCTTCTGTTAAATCTTTTCCAAAATCATATATGTCATCTGTGCCACCAAGCGAACCTCCTCCGTAAGCTTCAATTATTGCGGCCATAACCGCCGCATCACTGACGTCGTCAGTACCAGAAAATCCTCCTAGAGGTGGTAATCCAATTGTTTGATCAGTAGCCATTAATCATCCCCATATTGTGGTACAGGCGCTCCTTCTCTCATAAAAGTGCCGTGTTTTTTATAATATTCTTTCATTTCTTTAAAGTTAAGCAAGTTTCTAGGCACGCCAGTGCTAGAAGCATAACTGACTGGAGGGCTTGCAGCCACCCTATCAAACGCATCGTATGCACCCGATCCAAAACCTTGTTCTTTTTTTCTGTTTACAAAATTTATTACTGTTTGTGCAAAAGGCGTGTCTGCAAATCTGTCAATTAATCTGTTTAATTTACGATTTTCTTTTCTAATCATTCGTCCATATATACCTTGTAGTCCGCCAGCGCCCTTTCCTCCGCCTTTTCCGCCAGGGAATTCTCCTACGCCTGAAGACATTCTCATCATAGAACCATAGTAAGAAGGACCAGCAGACATAAGGTCTACAGGCCTAACAGATGAATCTGAATCGAGAAAAGGATTTGATAAAGGATTTGAAGATCGGTTTCTATTAGCAAGCTCAGCAAGATATTTAACAAGACCAAACCCACCTCCAGTCAATGCATTTGCACCCGCTGTTAACATTCCTGATGGGTCAAATTGAGAGCCTCCTGAACCGCCAGGATTTAACATTCCAGATAAAACACTAAGTGCAGCGCCGCCATTGGCCATGTTCACAATGCCGCCACTGGCCATTTTATTGTTTTCAGATTGACGCAAAAGAACTTCCAAACCACTTGGTGTTGGAGTTACGCCTAATTGTTCTGCAATGTCTTCTCT